ACTTTGACCTTACCTTATCTGGAGGGCAGGTAGATTCGGTTGCTGGTGGTACGAATATCAACGTATCAGGTACTGGGGTTGACCCCATTGTCAACTTAGACGCTGCGATTACAGGCGTGAGTGTCAATGCAGTCACTCTTACTGCTGCTGGAGCAGCCACTAACTTCCTTAATGAGACTGGAGCTTACTCTGTTCCTCCTAGCTCAGGCATCACAGCTACTCCGACCCCAGCCTCCGGAGAAGTGACGGTATGGGACAGCACTGGAGCGACGGTCACAGGCTTCCCTGCCCTGACATTTGACGGTACGGAACTCTCATCTCCTGAACTCACGGCGACCGGCAACGGTGTCGGATCAGGCGCGTCACTACAGGTCAAGGGTACAACGTCTGTCGGCATATACCTTGAAGGCGGAGGTGGTGTAGCTGATGAACGCAACTGGGCGATCAGTAACATCAACAATGGCACGTTTGCGATCTTGCCGTACAGCGACATTGACGTTGCTGGCTCGGCAATCCTGGCAGCGAACCGAGTAGGTAACACCGTTGATATAATCACAATGGTTGCGAGTGCGACTATTGCTCTGTCAGCTCCAGTGGTTACTGCTACCGAAGTAACAGCGACGACATTTAATGATGTTCCGCTTACTGATGCTGGTGTCATAACCAACTTCCTAAATGAGACAGGGACATACACTGTTCCTCCAGCCTCTGCTGGTGACGTCGTTAAGGTCGGCACACCTGTTGATAATCAGCTCGGCATTTGGACTGGCGACGGCACGATTGAAGGTGATGCAGACATAACCTGGAGCGGTTCTCAACTGCTCATCGGTGATGATGGTGTTGGAGGTATTGTACTGGACCTCCGGGATGGCAACACGACTGGAAATGCTGCTACCGTCAGCGTGGTGTTCACCGATCAGATATCAACGATACAAGGTTCCGTCGGTACGTTCCCATTCTTTAATCTATTCCACATACTTGGTGAAGCTTCTGTTCAGATTTCTGCCCAAGGCGGCGAGCAGACTATATCCATGTCTGGCTTTTTGCGGTGCAGACTGGCTACAGCCGCAGAGTTTGATGATATAACTGATCCAATCAATACAGATATAGGCAAGCAGCAAGGATGTCAGTGCTACGATACGACAAACGATGTTCCAGTCTGGTCTACTGGAACTGGTGCTGGTGATGTCTGGGTTAATGGAGTTGGCACTACTGTGAGGACCCCTGTGTGATTAAATTAACTGTGCTATACTGGAGCTTACGATGCCTCTAACACAAGAACAGCAAGATAACATCCACTCCTTCTTAACGGATAAGGGGGAGGAGGATGGTACTCGCCTCGCCCCTGATACCTTCCCAGGACTCCTATTTAAGTATTGGGATGATGTCACTAACCCTCAGCGTATGTTCAGGCAGGCAAAGAGGCGGAGGCTCCGCCAGCTAAAGGGGGAGCGTGACAGGATAGCTGTTGACGGCCCTGCCATGGATGCTGAAATAGCGGCTCTGGAGGCCGAAGTTGGCCCGTAATATTGAGGTATATTATGAACCACGGAAGCAGTTTCTCCCGTTCCACGCCCGTAAAGAGCGATGGGCCTGCATCGTCTTCCATAGACGAGGAGGCAAGACGGTTGGCTGCATCAACGATCTCCACACAAGAGCTCTTTACACTCCAAAGAAGAACGCTCGCTATGCGTACATTGCTCCATTTTATCGTCAGGCCAAAGACGTTGCTTGGATGTATCTCAAAGAGGCAACGCAGGATTCGGCAGTTAAGGTCAAGGAATCTGAACTGTCTGTTGAACTCTTCAACGGGGCCAAGATCACCCTTTACGGTGCAGATAACCCCGACGCTCTCCGTGGCCTTTATCTTGACGGGGTCATCCTGGACGAGTTTGGCGATTGCCGACCGTCCCTATGGGGTGAAGTTGTACTCCCCTGCTTGGCAGATCGCAAGGGGTGGGCTGTCTTTATTGGGACACCTAAAGGAAAGAATCATTTTTGGCAAGTTCGGGAAAGAGCTAAAAGGGAATCTAACTGGTACTATTTAGAGGTTAGGGCAAGTGATCCTGGTTGTGTTCTGCCACAGGAAGAGCTTGACGAAATGCGAGCCCAGATGTCTGAGGCTCAGTATGCACAGGAGCTCGAATGCTCCTTTGAAGCAGCAGTAATAGGAACGTATTATGCGAAACAAATTTCGCTCATGGAAGCAGGTCGCATTGACGGCAAGCCAGGAGGCCCTCAAATCGGTATCGTCCGACACGACCCGGACTTCCCAGTTTCCGCTTCCGCTGATATTGGATATACTGACTCCTCGGCGTGGTGGTTCTGGCAACACAGACCGGACGGCATTGCAGTCATCGATTACGAAGAGCACCACAGCGAAGCCCTCCCGTTCTATTTCCAACTCTTAAGAGGTAAAGGTTATGACTACGAAACAATCTGGCTCCCGCACGACGCCAAAGCAAAGAGCCTCCAAACCGGGCGCACCACAGTTGAACAATGGCTGGCTGAGCGCAACGATGACGGAGCTCAAGAATTTCCCATCGATATTGTCCCTCGGCTTGATGTCCAGCATGGCATTGATGCTGTTCGGTTTATACTCCCTCATTGCTATATTGATCAAGTAAAGTGCGGTGAGGGCATTGAAGGTCTACGGGCCTACAGGAGAGCATATAGCGAAATAACGAAGTCTTTCAGTGAGAAGCCGGTGCATGACTGGTCGTCAAACCCGGCTGATAGCTTCCGATATCTCGCTCTAGTAGCAAAGGAAAGGATAGAAACGAAAAATGTACGCCAGATTCTAACTGAGGGGAATTACAAACCTCCGGGGATGACGCTGGAAGCGTTACACCACGACAGGGCGTTAGGACGTCCTCGATTTAATAGGGCAAGAATATGACAGAGTCTTCTCCAGCACAACAGTTCTTCGCGGCGGATAATACCCCGATCAAAGGCAAGAAGGACTTCAGGAATACCCCCGGAGGTTGGTACCGAAGGTGGTCCACTGAAATGAACGCCGCTAACAAGCGAGTTCTCCGGTGGCACAAACAGGGAAAGAAAATTCAGGCTCGCTACGCTGATCGTCGTGGTATGCAGGGGAGCCAAGGCTACACTGATGATGACAGTAGCTCCGGCGGCAATATGTTCCGGATCAACCTGTTCAACTCCAACATCAACACTGTAAGGAGTCTGCTCTATGGATCCACACCGAAGGTTGATGTTACTCGCAGGTTTGCTGATGCTGATGATGATCCTGCTCGTGTTGGTTCCCTTATTCTTAATCGTATGCTGAACACCAGTATGGAGGCCAGCGGGGACGACTACAAGTCTAGCCTCCAGTATGCGCTTGATGACAGGCTGATCCCCGGCTTTGGCATCGCTCGTGTACGCTACGAAGTAGATATGGAAGATATCGACCACGCAGAGGTTGTGGGCGATGACAACATTATCCAAGCCGAGGCGTACACTGAAGAGAAGTTAGTTAGGGAAGCTGCTCCGGTAGACTATGTCCACTGGGATGACTTCAGATGGGGCTGGGCCAGAACATGGACTGATGTGCCATGGATCAGCTTCCGGGCTTTCCTTACCAAAGATGAGGCTACGACTCGCTTCGGTAAGGCTGTGGCCAATGAGCTCATCTATAAGAACAAGACCGTCAACCAAGTGGTTGAAAGCCGGCTCACGTCTGATGAAACAGCAGATGCTTGGGACCGGGCTGAAGTGTGGGAAATATGGAACAAGAAAGATAAGACTGTCTACTGGTGGTCTAAGGGCTACGAGCGTATCATGGACAAGAAGAAGGATCCGCTGAAGCTATACGGATTCTGGCCATGCCCGGAGCCTATGCTCGCCAACTGTACGTCCAATCTTCTCTTGCCGCAGCCGGATTTCGTCATAGCGCAAGACTTATACAATGAAATTGATCAACTTGAAACGCGAATCGGCATAATTACGACTGCGGTGAGAGTCGTTGGAGTCTACGATGAATCCAACGATGGTGTGAAGCGTATGTTGGAGGAGGGCTTTGAAAATGACCTGATCCCAATGAAGAACTGGGCCAAGTTCTCCGAGAAGGGAGGGCTGGACGGTCAGGTTGACTGGCTCCCCATCCAGGATATGGTTGAGGCTCTAATTAAGCTGGTGGAAATGCGTAGTGACGCTATGGCTCTACTGTACGAGGTGACAGGTATGTCAGACATCGTGCGTGGCGCTTCAGGGCCATCACGTGAGACGGCTTCGGCAGCAGAAGGTAAGAAGACCTTTGCCAGCATCAGGGTACAGGCACTCCAAGAGGACTTCGCAAGGTTTGCCAGTGATCTGATGACACTGAAGGCAGAGGTTATCGCTAAGCACTTTGAGGCTACTACCATCGTTAAGGAGTCTAATATCCTACGGACTGCTGATGGTAAGAACCAGCAACTCATAGAGTCTGCTGTTAAGCTCATTAAGGAGCCAGAGGAAGCAGCATGGCGCATTGAAATTAGGCCCGAGTCTGTGGCTATGGTGGACTACGACAAGATGCGTAAGGAGAGGGGCGAGTTTATCCAGTCTGTCTCCACCTTCCTGCAAGCCTCTATGCCACTGGTTCAACTTGACCCATCATCTACGCCGACCCTTATAGCTATGCTCAAGTGGGCGGTCGCAGGGTTCAAGGGTAGCCGTGAGATTGAAGGGGTGCTGGACGAAGCGATCGAAAATATGCAGAAGGCTGCGGAAGAAGCCAAGAACGCTCCGCCAGAGGAAGAGCCACCATCTCCAGAAGAGGTCAAGGCAGCAGCCGAGCAAGCGAAGGCCGCAGCCGCCGCAGAGCTGGAGCAGCAGAAGCATCAAAACAACATGGAGCTGGAAGCTGCCAAGTTCCAGGCGGATACCAAGGAAATTCTGGCAGAGCTACAGTCTCAGCTCAAAGTTATACAGGCTGAAATGATGGCCGCTATACAGGGCGAAGTGGCCCAGAGTGAAGCGGCTATGGTTGAGGACGACCACAGCACTGAAAATAAGATTAAGG